GCCTGCAGCGCCGCCTCCTTCTCGGCATCCCCCTCCGTCAGCGCCGCGTATATCTTCTCCACCTGCGCGTCCGTGAGGTCCACACGGGCCGCCGTCAGGATGTTCGCAAGTTCCATCCCCGCCGTCTCCAGCCCGGTCTGCGCCACGATCTGGTCGAAGGTCTCGGTGGCAAGCTGTAGCGCCTGGCGCTTCTCCTCCACGTCGAGTTCGGCTCCCGCGACCTTCAGTTCATCCAGCTTCTGTTGCGTCTCGGTCGGCACGTTCGAGATCGTCGGCACCGGCGTCCCGCCCGGACCCATCTGGACGCCGTAGGGGATGCCCGCCTGCGACAGCCCCGCGAAGAGCGGGTTGTCAGGTTCGATGCGTGCCGTGCGCTCCAGCGTCCGCGCGGGCATAGCCGGTGGCGTGATCTGCTGCCCCATGCGCTGCTCGAGCGCCGACATGCCCTTCCGCTCCCCGGCGAGGTTGATCTGTGTCGGGTCCATCGGCTCCGTGAGTGGCGGAGGGACGAACGCCGGGCTCTCTCGTGTGATCGTGTGCTGACGCGGGAACGCCCCCTGCAGGCCCTCCGTGTACGCCTGCACGTCACTGATCTCCTGCTCGCGCTGCCGCGCCGCGTCGGCAACGGCCTGCCCGTGGAGGAACTCCTGCCGTCCGCGCCAGTCCTCCGACTGCGCCCCGAGCAGGTCGAGGTCACGCAGAAGACCGAGCCGTTGTCGCTCCTTCCACGGCACGTAGTGCTCGATGTCCATGCGGGCCATCTGCTGCTCCAGGTCGGCCGTCGTCAGGCCGCTCTGGACCTGCCGCACACGCATCGCGTCAAGCAGCGACTGGCGCTCCTGCTCCTGCGCGGCCTGCTGCGCGAGAAGCTGGCCCTTCGCTGCGCCGCCAGCTATCGCCGCCAGCGGCCCCAACGCCTCCAACAGCCGGTTAGCCATATCAAGCCCTCCCTGCGATGTACTCGCCGTAGGGCGGTCTTACGTACCCCCGCGTCGGCGCCGCCGGTGCCTGCCCCTGTTGCCCGAACACCGACGCCAGCACGTCCGCCATGCTCGGCTGCGGGTGGCTCTGCTGATACAGATACTGCGACACCGGCACCGCCGCCTGCGCCAGCGTCTCCCACCACTCCGGCTTCCCCGCCTCGATAGCCCTGTTCTGCTGGATCATCCCCGCCTCGCGCCCCAGCGCCGACTGCTGGCTGCTGAATGCCATCTCCGCCAGCCGCTGCGACAGCGCCTCCACTCCGCCCAACCGCGCCTCCTCGATGTCCGCGTAGCCCCCCGCCGCTATCCCCGACCCACTCAGCCCACGCGACGCCATGTTCGTGGCGAGGTTCTCGCGCGACCGCTGCGCCTGCGCGTTCAGCATCCCCAGCCCCTGCGACACCGCCCCCTGCGTCATACTCGCCGGAAGCTGCCCCTGCAGCGCCTGGTTCTGCTGCGAGAGATACTCCTGCCGGTTCGTGCGGTTCGTCGGGCCGCTGCTCCCCCCGCCCGAAGACCGCCCCCCGCCCCCCGCCACGTTCGCGAGGATCGCCGCACCCGCGCCGCCCGGGCCGCCCGTCGCGAAGCCCACCGCCGCCTGCACCAGCGTGTCGAAGACCCCGCCGCCCTTCCCATCCTCCGGCCCCTGCGCCACGGTGGCGCCACCCGACTGCAGCGGCGGGAGCCAGCCGCCGGACGTCATGCCGCCCTGCTGGTTGCCTGCCCGCTGCGAGCCCACACCGCCCTGCGGCTGCGTGACGCCCTGTGGCGAAGGACCCCCGCTCCCTGCCCCCATCGCCTCGCGGAATGCCCTGCGCCTCGCGGCGTCGGCCAGATAGTTGTTCAGTCGCTCAGCCATCAGACCCACCATCCTCCGACAACAATGTCCGTCTGGCCGCTGCTTACGTTGTACTCAATCGTCTGCGAGGCCACCTTCACCAGCACGTCCGCCGTTGCCGTCACACTCGCGTCGCCGCAGCGCGTCACTGTCGCGACGTTGTACTCGTTGCTGTTGCCGTCCTCGCGGAACTTGATCGTGTTGTCGCCGCCGCCCGAGTGGTCGAGCGTCACCCGCAACAGCACTGCCGAGCAGCCCGCAGGCACGATGCTGGCCAGGTCGAGGTCGTGCCACGAGCCGTCCACGGTCAGGTCGCCCTCGTCGAAGTCGACGGCAGAGGGGTCGCCACGGTCCACGAAGGCCGAGGCGGTCTGTGAGACCTGCTCGGTGGTCGTGGCGCCCTCCGCCTCAGTGAACTGGTGGTCGTAGAGGTCCCGGATGAGCCTGCGCGTGGCCGGGTCCTCGATGGCCTGAATCTCGGGAGGCGGCTGCGTTGTCACGCCCTCGCGCCGTCGCATGCAGGGAGCACCTCCAACGCGCACTGCTTAGGGTCCGAGACCTCCGATGGCTCCATAAGACGGCCCTCTGCCAAGTCCACTTCGAGACGGTCAGCAGCCATCTCGCAGAACTCCTCGTTGATCTCGATGCCTATGCAGGGCCGCCCGTGCATCCACGCCCCCATCAGCGTCGTGCCACTGCCACAACACGGGTCTACTACGCGGTCTCGCGGCTCTGTGAAGCGGTCGATGAGCCATGCGACGTGTGAGAAGCGCCGCTCGCAGGGATGTTTGTCCCGGTGCTTAGACGTGCTGGCGTCGGTGTGCCACACTCGACCGGGTACGACGTGATGCCCCGGCCTGCTTGCAGGAGGCGGCCCGAACATGTACGCCACGTCGAACCCGTAAAGCAGTCGTCCCTTGTAGCTGGGCCGCGCGTAGTCAAGTGTGGCGACGCGGAAGAACGGGAACCGCTCCGGCACCCGTTGCAGGAAGCGCGGATCGCTGTCGCAGCCCAAATGCACGATGAGGCGTTCCACGCTCTTCGGCAGCGCCTCGCAGATGTCCGCGAAGAGATGCTCAGGATCGTCTGCTCCAGCGAGTTCCGGGAGTGCGTTGGGCCACACCGGATCGACGCAGCATGTCTCTACTGCGAGGCCGGGGAGAATCTCCCGGGCGTCGCCGCAGTAGATGGTCAACTCGTGTTCCTTGTTGCGCCAGTAGGGCTTCACTCTATGTGCCTCCCCTGTCCCGCACCAACACGTAGCCCAGCTGCAGCGCGTGCAGCACGAAGTCAGCAGCACTCTCCCCGCCGATCTGCACATACCACCGCCGCCCCACGTTCGTCCGGTAGCTCCCGCCACCATACTCGTAGCTCATCGGAACCCCCAGCACCTCGCCCGAGGTCGGCGCATCCGGCGTCGTCTCCCAAGCATTATCTCCCGCGGTGTCCGAATACCCACCATCCGTGTTGAGGTACAGCTTTGGGCGCTTGTCGCTCTCAGCATCATCCGTATACTCACAGTCGGCCCACACCTCCACGGGTCGGATCAACCAGCCGGGAGGCGCCTCCAGCACCGCCAGCGTCACGTAGACCGGCGCCCGTAGCGCCGTGTAGCTGCTCCCGGCCGCATCGCCGTTTGAAAACGCCTTGCCAGCGTCCAGGACCGTGATCTCCTGGTCGCCGCCGCTCGTCCACTCCATGCGCGTCAGCACATGGCTCTGATACGGCCCCCAGGCATACGCCCGGAGGCCCGCGTTCCACACGTCACTGCCCCTCAAATCCGCCTCATGGAAAGCCCACCTCTCCGTGTCCGGCGTGTACTCGAACCAGCCGTCGTCCGGGTGGTAGATGTAGAAGCGCCCCGCGTGGTAGGCCACGGTCGGCGCTGCCGTGTTCGGCTCCTGCAGGTCCCACGGACCATCCTGCTCGATCGCGAAGAGCCGCCGCAGCTTCGCACCGTCCCACCAGTAGTAGCCGTCCGCGCTCTGCCAGAGCACTCCGGGCGGAGCCGCCCCCTGCGCCGCATCCGCCGCGCACCCCACCTGCGACGTGACCAGATCCACGCGCATGTCGCCCGACGACCAGCCGCGCACCGCCCACACCGAGTTCGTCTTGAAGACGACCAGCACGTCGCCCCACGAGGCCATGCCCGTGATCGGCGTGTCGTCGCCAATGATGATCGTGTTCTCGGACGGGTAGTAGTACGGCTCGTTGAGTTCCGAGAAGAACAGGACGTTGCCCCAGTACCCGCTCCCGTAGCCCGTGTAGGACCGGCTGCCCTCCTTCGAGCCCGCCAGCCAGACGCGCTCCTTATGCCAGCAGATCAGCGAGGCCCAGGGCGGCTTCGCGTGGTCGCAGGCCACCGTGTCGCCCAGGTCATACTCCGGGTTGTTGTCGGTGTACGTCAGCAGACCAGAACCCACGTCACCCACGTAGAAGAAGTCGCTGCCCCGAGCGTCACTGTCCGTGCTCGTCGTGTACGCCCGGTAGATGCGTCGCGTGTTGCCGCTTGCGTACCCAAGGATGCCAGACAACTCTATCTTCTTATCGTCACCAGTCGTATGCACGTCCACGATGTCGGACGGCATCGACTCGAACTCGCCGTCGTAGTAGGTGTAGTAGTACGAGTAGGTCCCCTGCGCCAGCACCCCGCCTGCGGCCTCGGACGCCAATGCCGCGCTTGAGGGCGGGTCGATGCCCACCTCGTCGAGGCTGTCGCCGTCCCAGCGCAGCAGCTTGTAGCCGCCGTCCTCCACGTTCCCCATCGTAATCAGCAGCGCGTCGTCCACCTGCACCGCGTCGGTCGGCCCATACCACGGCGGGCTGCTCCCCGACGCGGCACTCCACGAGAGGTCGTCGAACAACTCGTAGCCGTACGTCCACTGCTTCGGGCGCGCGTCCGCCCAGTCCACGTCCATGTAGCGCAGGAAGCCATCGTAGGGGTAGTACGTGGCGTAGATGCTGTACTCGCGCGCCTCCGCGTAGTTGGACAGGCTCCCCGGCCACGGCCCGAAGGCCTCGTCGTCGTAGGGGCCGTCGCCTGCGCCGCCAGCCGCGTACTTGATGTAGACGCTGCTCCCGGCGAGGTCCTCGGCCCACACGCACAGGATGTAGTCCTGGTTGGTGAGCGTGGCGCGCTCGCCCGGGAAGTCGAACGTTGTCCAGCCGGTCGCGGTCAACTCCACGCTCTCGCTCTCCGCCACCAGCGCGAGTGTCGTGGCGTTGTAGACGGCTGCCTTGACCGTGGGCGTCCCGCCGGTGTTCACGAGGCGCAGGTAGGCCGTAACAGTCCAGAGCGTCGCCGTCTTCGGGCAGGTGAAGACCGAGCCGGTGATGCGGTCGTCGATCTCGCTCTCGGAGCCGCCGATGGTCTCGCAGCCGAAGTTGGCCGTGACGGATGCCATGAAGGCGAGGAGCTGGTTGTAGGTCTCGGTCTTGTACTCCAGCACCGCGCGCACCTCGCCGAGGGAAGCCCCGGTGGGCTTGGCGATGCGGAACTGGTCGCGATGCCACTTGATCGAGCCGCCGCGTGTGAAGCGAACCCCTCGGGCGTCCATGACCTGCTTGCTGTCCACGCCGCGAGGCTGCAGGTACGACGGCGGGAGCTGGTGCGGGTCCCAGCCCTTCACGAAGCGCTCCCACAGGTGGTACTCGATCGCGCTCATGCTCTACCCTTTCTCGAACTGCTCGACGGCCGACTCGGTGGCCTCGCGGCGGATGGCCTCCTGCCGGTCGAACTCCTGCTGGCACTTCTCGCGCGCCTCATCCGGCCCCAGCGTCGCACAGGCGCGGTTGACACGCGCCTCGGAGGCCATGAGTTCGGCTTTCTGCCTGACCATCTCGTCGCAGTGCTTCTCAAGGCCGCGTCCCATCATTATCCCTCCGGCTTGACGGTCTCGGGAACGGGGTCGAAGGCGATGCCCTCGAACGTCTCCGGCGTGGCATGGCGCAGCGCCGTCAGCCACACCTCCTCGTCGAAGTGCTGCCGGAACAGCTTCGCGAGGTCGAACGCCTTGTCAGGCTCCATACACCTACTCACTGCATACGTCTCCACGAGGTCCCAGTAGTGCTCCGGCATGTCCGGGTCCGCCGCGTCCGAGATCGTCGTCGGCTGCTTGATGTACCACAGCTCGTACGTGTCGCCGTTGGTCTGCGTGACCGCGCTGACCTCAAAGTAGAGGTCGTTGTTCTCGATGTACCAGAACGGATTACTCTCGCTCGGCACAATGATCGCGTCCGCCCGCAGGGCGTCCTTCTCCATCGCGGGCCAGTGCGTCGCCACAATGCCCTTGTACTTGACGAGGCGCGCCCGCAGGAAGTCGGTCGGGAGGTCATAGTTGCTCGTCCCACCCACCAGCGTGTCGCTCTCCACCTTCGTCAGGTGCGGGAGGGCGTTGTCCGCCAACAGATGCGCCAACTCCATGAAGCCCTCGTTCACGAACGCATAGATCTCCGCGTCGCTCCAGAGGTCGCCGTTGCGGTCGCCCAGCCGCGCCCGGATGGTAGCCTTGATGTCCTTCGCGTTGTCGCCTGTAGCCATCGGTCGTCAGCTCCTTACGCTGCGTCACCGGGCTTGCTCTCGTTTCGGCGCTTGTGCAGGCGGCTGTGACGCGCATTGATCCGGTTGATGCCCTGGATGTACTGAGCCCACATCCGCTCCGCCTGCTCCGGCTCCTGCAGCTGGTGCCACCCCAGCCACAGCGCGTAGTAGATGAGCAGGTGGTGCTTGTCCGCGGACAGGATCGGGTCCGTGTCCGTGTCCATGTCGGTCGGCTGCTTCACGTAGTGCAGCTTGTAGGCCCCCGTCGAAGCGTCGTCCCCGACCTCCATCTTCAGGCGCAGCGCCCCATCCGTCACGTCGTACCACAGGAAGTAGAACGGCGTGGTCGTGCTCGGCGCCGTGAGCGTGTTGTTGTCGAGGGCGTCAAGCTCGGAGATGTTCCACCGCCGGCTGCGGATATCGGTGGCCCCGAACTCCACGAACCGCTCGCGCACGAAGTCGGAGGGCAGCGCCACCCGCGAGTTCGTCAGCGTCCCCGACGCCACAGCCAGCATCTCGGGCATGGCGTTGTCGTTGAGCCGTCGCACGAGGTTGTGCTGAGCCCGGTTGAGGAACTTCCAGATGTCAGCCGTGAGGATGCCCGACTCGGAGACCTCCCCGAGGTAGGCCCTCACGCGGTCGCGCAGCGCATCAGCGGTATCTCCTGCAGCCATGTCTCATCAACTCCCTACGGGCCTCGATGCTGGACGCGCCCCGACCCTCCGCGCTGAATGGCCGAGGCCTTCTTCTCGTCGTCCAGGCGCTGCTCGATGTACAGGTCCTGCTGCATTGCCTCGTCGAACATCCCCAAGTGGCGCATCGCCATCGCCGACGCCTTCTGCACGACCAACTGATGCAGATGCACCGGGAAGCCCGGCTTGTCGCTGTCGTCTGCGAGCCTCGGCGGTTCCCCCACCACGTAGATCGTCACCGTCTCGCTGTCGGCGTCCGGGCACGGGTAGAGGTAGATGCGATCCCCGTGCTGCACGTAGAAGCGCGGCTCATTCTCCGCCGTGCTGCTCCCCTGCTTCTTCACCCACTCGCCGATCGTCAGCGGCTCGAGCGTGTAGTAGTGGCCCTCCGCGTCCACGAACTTCACCCACAGGTACTCGCGGACGCTGCTCGGCACGACATACTCATCCGTGCCGTCCACGGTGAGTATGTCGTAGGTGCAGCGCGTCCACCGCAGCTTGCGGTCGATCTCGTGGTAGGCGTCGTTGACCCAATTCGGCACCAGCGGGTTGACGAAGTTGCGAGCATCTCCCGCAAAGCGCGCGATGGTCAACTCCACCGCCTGCTTCAACTGAGCGTAGGTGTAGCCACCTGATCCCATACCCACTCACTCCTACGCGGCGTCGAAGTCGCACTGGTACGTCACCTGCAGCGAGTTCCCGCTGGCGATGACCTCAGCCGTGAAGACGGAGCGCGAGAACAGCGTCCCACCAGAGCTCGCCGAGAGGATACCGACCTCGGTAATGCTCCGGTTCTGCGTCATCGTAATCGTCCCGACAGCCTGGTATGTGTCATCGGCCGTGTCCGTGGTCACCAGCGACTGCGTGCCGGTGGCCCGCGTTTCCACCTCTGTCTCCAGCGTCGTGTCCGCCGCAGCGGCAGCCGTGGAACCCGTCCCGATGCCGATGTACTTCGCAATGCTCGGGTCGGCCACGTCGCCCGAGAGCGCCCCAGCCAGCCACGCGAGACCGGTGTTGACGACGAGGTTCGGCGCCTCCCACGTCTTCACCAGCCGCCCGTCCGGGGTGAACTCGCGGAGGATGAACTTGCCCATGACCGTCAACTTGTTCTGCAGCATTTAGACCAACTCCTGGTACAGGTTCGAGCACTGGTCGTCGTCGTCCTCGTAGCCACCCGGACACGACCCGGAGGGCCTCTCGAAGTAGCCGCCACTGCAGGCGCCGATGGCGCGGCACATCTCTGCAACCTTCACGCGATCGGCGCACGAGAGCAGGTGTGCCACCACTAACACCGCCGCCGCCCGGCCCTCGCTGAGAGAGAGTGAGAGGGCATCGGAGGCCACTGCCCTAATCGCGCCTGCCCGCGCATCCGCATATTGGGTATTGAGCGTCTCTGTGAGCACGCTGCAGATGCGCCCTACCTCTGCGGAAGAGAGCGAGTGCCCGAGTACGTCGGCGATGACGCTCGTGATATGTCCGACCTGCAGGTCCGCCGGCTGCTGCGCAAGTACATCTGCGATGACTGAACGGATCGCCGCCGCCCGGCCCTCGCCGAGCGCGAGCGAGAGGACGTCGGAAGCCACCGACCTGATTGCACCTGCGCGAGCATCCACCAGAGAGAGGGCGAGGCCGTCGAACATGACCGCGTGGTCTTCGCCCGCCGCTGCCTCCAGCGCCCACCGATCCCGCGTGGCGTAGGTGAGGTCGATGTTCACATTCGTCTCAAACGCCATGCGTTCCCGCGTGGCCCTTGTGAGGTCTACGCTCTGTGCCATCAGTCCAACGCCCCCGAGGCGCTGATATCGCCAATGCGGAGCGTGCTCCCTGCCCCGCCAGCCGCGTCGCGAATCTTCAGGATGACCTCCACCACGCCCTTGCAGTCCGAGGTGCCAGTGAACGTGATGTCGTGCTGCGCGCGAGTCGTGTTCGGCGTGATAGTATCACCACTGTTGATCCCCGTCAGCCCGCACCGCCGGTCCCCAAGCTCCACCTGCACGGTGTCGATGCCGTTGCCAACCTCGGTCTCCTCCTGATAGAGCGTGAGCGTAATGTCGGTGCCCGTCTTCCCGCTATCGCAGCGAAATTGGATGCGGTAATAGTAGTAGTCCTCATCCTCTGACGGATCAATCTCGTCGGCCACACCATCATCAAAATCGGCGTCGGTGACTTTCGTGCAGTCGCCGAACTGTTGCGCTGCGTAGCGAGCGCCGCTCACCTCATTGTGATTGGTGCTCACGTACCCAGCTTTCTCACGTATGCCCCAAACGCTTGGCGGCAGATCGCAGTTGAAGTAGCAATCATCCAGATACCCCGCCTCAAGCTCAGTGGAGCAGAGAGAAGAGATGGCCGAATCATTGCCGCCAGGATCACGCCCGAATGCACAATTCGTAGCATAGATCATTGATACATTATCGCCGAACTCTCTGCTGTCAAGGCCCCAAACATGGCAGTCTCGCATCACCCTCCTCCACATACCGTGCCGAGACCGCTGTTTACCAGGAACTCGCAGCTATCGAGAAACACCTTCGCAGGCCTCGCGGCGGAAACGGTCAGCCCAAAACGAGCCTTGGCTGATAACTGATAGTACCGCACGAGACGAAGCTCATTCAGCGGGCGTGGTTGCCAGCTAATAGGCGCTGAATACTCGTAGTCTGCATGATCCATATAGGTAATGCAGTCACAAATCCCGCCGTATAGCTTTACACCATCAGCGTTGACTATGCAATTTCTGAAAACACAGAAATCAAACTCTGTGTCGGCGTCATTGATGTCAAGCAACGCCTCACTGAAACGTGCATAATCTGCATCCAATGTCCCGCCGGAGTGATTATCCCCTAGGACCGCTGCATACGTTGTGAGACTCCCCGCCACCAGTGTGACGGCTTCCACAACATCATAGTCGTCGGCAAACACAATCTCGTCCCCGATGGCCCACCCAGTATCATCGTCGACGTCAAAGTCGACCGCATTCGCACCGTCCGCAGTGATGGCACCATCGAGCAGCGTAACGTCCGTCATGCCACTCGCGCCCTTGATCGTGTAGACACCGCCATCATTGACTGTCAGAGCATAATCACCATGCACTTTGATGGTGTAGACATCGCTTCCACCACTACAGTCCTGTGTGATCGCGCCGCTGACACTCACGGGCCCCCCCACAATGATTGTTCTGTCCCCGCCCGCCTCGAACGTGAGGAGCCCGCCACCGTTACCTCCGTCAGCCGCGATGGTCAGGGCGGTGAAGCAATCCTCGTCGGTCATTTCAGCGGACACACGGAGCGTGCCGCCATCCTCAATCGTTATAGTCACAGTGCCATCGAGTGTCGCCATATCAATGTCGATGGTGTGTCCATTAAGCACGTCCACGTCATCAGCCTGCGCGCCGGTGTCGCCGGGATAACTGCCGTCACCCGCGTCCCAGACGGAGGCCGCGTCGCCGACCCAATCCCCGCTTCCTGCGCTGTTGTAGTCGGCCATTACAGTTCCTCCCCGGCGAGCCCCTCATACTGACTCTCTATCAGTTCAGCATTGAGTTTGGTGCGCACACCGGCCTCCAGCGTGTCGGCGAGGTCCTGCGCAGTGAGGCCCTTGAGGTCCTCCGCCCTACGCTCCCACCTCCGGTGTCCGCCGGTAAGTTTGTCGTCCCAGACAATCGCGATCCGGTCGCCAAACCCTGAGTAACTCACCCGTGTGCAGAGCAGGCGGTAGTCGCGGCTGTCTCCGGTCTCCGGGTTCGTGACGGTGCCCGAGACCTCAACGCCGACGAGAGCCTTAGCCCAGCTTGCCGCTAACGTCGCCAGTTCGGGCATCCGCCGTCACCTCCGATAGCTTCTGCTTGTCGGCCTCGTCGAGCACGTCCGCCGCCCGCTGCTCCCGCGTGGCCGCGTCGGCGTCCAGCGCGAGACAGGCGCGCACAAGGGCCTTGCGCAAGGCGGTCAGCGCATTCGCGACCGGCGGGGCAGGTATGCGCACGGTGACGAGGAGGTCGTCGCCGTCGCGTTCGGTGTGCTCGATCACAGGCATCGCGGATCACTCTCCTCAGATCATTTCGAGCAACCGCAGGACCAGCTCGCCAGCCGCGAACTCGATGCGGTCGCCGACCCCACAGTCCTTTTCGCGATCTCAAACCAGTTCGTACCGGAGTCGATGACCAGCGCAACAACGTTGTTCTCGGCACTGAAGTTCTGCGCGTTGATGAGCACGAGGTCTCCGGCGGCGGGCTTGGCACTCGTGATCTCGGGGTCCGTGCCGGTGGTATCCCACGTGTAGCGCATAATCGAGCCGCTCGGATTGGTGATGTCGAACTGCGTGTCCGATGACCCGAGGGACTCACCCAGCATGAGTTCCCCGTACGCAACGAGGTTTCCGCCCGTCTCCGCGTCGTATAGCGCCCAACCGACAATAGTACCCAGGTCGGCGGTACTGGCCGCAGACGGGACGTACTCAGCAGCGGTGTTCGCCATCACGCCCACTGAGGCAGCGTCGAAGGCTACAGATGCCCGCCCATAGTTCCCGCCGCTCGCTTCCACAAGCCCTGTACCGTCCGGGTTCGTCGGCAGCGTGGTCAACAGCGCCAGCCACTGCCCGTCCGTGTCGATTGCGTCGAGTATGCGGTCCGCCTGGTACTCGCTCAGAAAGAATCTCTTGTCAGCCACGAGAACTCATTCCTTTCCATCCGCTCGCGCTATCCGTCCTTCGCGCTCACCTCTCTACAGGCCCAGCATCGTCTCTCTGTCGATGTAGCGGCCCCAGCAGGGACTGACGTGCGTCTGGTCGGGCTCGGCAACCTCCACCACGTCCGTGACGGCCAGCGGGACGATGACCGGTGGCGGGATGCTCTCCTGCGGCTCTGCAGCCTCCACCACGTCCTTGGCGGTCACCTCATGCACGATCGGGTACGGCGGCGGCGTCGGATCGCCGAGGCGGTCGTCCACCAGCACCACGTCCGTGACGCTGATCTCCACGGGCGCTTCTGGCGACGTGTACCGCATCCCCCGAAAGGCCGTCAGGTCGGCAGCCAACCCCCCGCTCGTCGCGTCGCCAACGGTCGCCTCCGCCCCATTGTTGTCCATCGTCAGCAGCACACTGTAGTCGCGGGCCTCCTCCGACACGTTCGCCGGGTCCGGCCACGCATGGTAGCCAGTGCCGTCACTGTCCACGCGACCATCATCAACACCGCTGTCGTACGTCAGCCGCATCTCCGCGTTGTCGCTCCACGCAAACACGTAGATCGTCGCGGCTGGCGGGATCGCCACCACATCCGTGAAGGTCAGGACGATGGCCTCGCCGCCCTCATCCACAGCTTCCGTAGCCACCTGCGTCGTCCCCAGCAGGTTCAGGTCCTCGTCGTAGACGGCGCCCTGGAAGGCCGCCTTGGCCGCTCCGGGCATACTCCGCACCGCGAAGATCGTCATGGTCTGCGCCGTGATAGCCATGTCCTCGGGCCTTTCTGCTGGGCTGGGCGCAGGCCCCCGTGGCGCGATAAGCGCGTCGTCCTGCGTGACCGCCACGTCCGCCGGCGCATCGGCCGGCATGTTGGCCGCTATGATCGCCAGCACCAGCACGCCCAGCACCAGCGCCACCATCCACAGATTCTCTCGCGCGTCCCTGCTCATGGTCCTCCCGCCCTCTCATTGAACTGCGCGCACCACGGGCACCCGTCCTCCTCGCCGAGTGGGGCCCAATGCTCGAACGCTGTCCCGACCATGTGCTTGTCCCGGTCGCGGATTACCCGCGCCGGGTTCCCTACCACGATCTTACCCGGCTCCACGTCGCGGATCACCATGCAGCCCATCCCAAGGACCGCGCCCTCCCCGATCGTGACACCGCCGAGGATCATGGCCCCAGCGCCGATCACCGCATGGTCGCCGATCGTGACCCCCCGTGCCGTCCACTGCTTACCCACCATCGGCGTCGGGTCGTTGGACAGAAAGGCCTGCGGGCCGATGAAGACGTAGCTGCCGACCTCCGCGGGGTCGTGTAGCTGCGCCATGTTCCCCACATGCGTACAGTTCCCGATGGAGACGCCGGGACCTACATGGGCCCCGTGGCCGAGCACCACGCCCTCGCCGAGCACCGCGTCCTCGCGGACGTAGGCATGATGCCAGACGTCGCAGGTCTCCGGCACCGTTGCGCTTGGATCCACTACCGCACAGTACGAGATCACTCGCTGTCACCCTCCCGTCGCAACTTGTAGATGAGGCGCTGTTCCGCGCAGTACGGCCCGCTCACGATCTCCTCCACCGCAAACCCCGCCTTCGCCGCCTGGCTCTTCACCCACAGCGGCGGCAGGTGCCACGTCCCCGCATACAGCGCATCGTCCGGTTTCAGCGGTGCCTCCCCCATCCAGAACGGCGCTTCCACCACCACCGCATCGCAGGCCGCCAGCACCTTCTGCAGCACAGCCGCCGGGTCCGCCACACGGTGCAGCACGTTCAGCAGCAGCCCCAGCGAGTACCGCCGCCCCTCGTAGAGGTCGTTGAGCTGCGGCAGGGCCTCGGTGTCAACGTCCACACGCGCGCACGTCACCGGCTGCCACTGGCGCGTCCGAACATGCTTCAGCAGCGCCATCGCACTCTCCAGCACGTCCACCGCCACGCAGTACGTCGCGCCGCGGTTGAGGCTCTCGAACGAGAAGCCCCCCTCCATCGCGCCCACGTCCAGCACCGTCATCCCGGCCATGTCCTCGGGCAGCACGGCGTCCAGCCGCGCCTTCTCGAACGCCCGCCTGCCAGGCGCAGCATTGCCGAACCATGTGCAGCTGACGTGGAGGCACTGCTGGTACTGCGGCGCACCCACGTCGGCGAAGTTGGGCCGGCCGTATGGTGCAGTAATGAGCGCATTGGCCTCCTCCACCGACACCTCGCGCACCGGATAGTCCGTCGTGTCCACCAGCAGCAGGTCGCCCGGGTCCGCCGCACGCGCCTCCAGTTCGGCGACATCGCAATGCGCGAACTGCCAGCGCGTGTAGGCCCAGTGGTTGACGATGTTCGCGGGCGTTGCCCGCTCGTCGAGGAGGTAGCGCGTCCGGCGACGCGCCGCCACCATCCAGGGCGGCGCCAGCACGTAGCAGTTGACCAGCCGCACGTCGTCGGGCACCTGCTCGGCCAGCGCCGGGTAGGTCACGCAGGGCTCGACCACCGCCACGTCATGCTCCTCCAGGGCCCGCTCCACAATGGGCCAGACGCGGTTGCCCTCCTTGTGGGGCTTGGTCATCTCCCCCACTTCGACGAACGTGAAGCCGGCGTCCATCGCCTCGCGCAGCAGCGGCACGTCGATGAGGTGCGCGTCACCGGCCTGCATGGCGCGCACCACCGCCGTCTTGCCCGCCCCCGCGGTGCCCCGCAGGGCCACGACTGTCTTAGACGGTGCCACTGTAGAGCACCTCCGTGCATGGCTCGATACCGTCGTAGATGTTCTTCAGCCGCGCTACCACCGCCGGAACCGAATGCACGTCCTCGATGTACTTGCGGCCCTTCTCTGCCCAGTGCTGGCGCAGTTCAGGGTCGTTGCGCAGATCCCGCACCCACTTCCCGGCGGTGTCGCGAGTGACGTAGATCCACGGCAGGTCCTCCGGGCGCTCCACTGCCAGCGCCTGCATCTGGTACTGCAGCTCCTCCTCCGTGCAGCTACAGAGGGCCGGTATCCCCATCGCCATAGCCTCATACGTTGCCACGCCCGGCCCGTAGAGCAGCGTCGCGAAGTAGATGTCGCATTGCGACAGCAGCCACAGGGACTGCCGCTTCTGGACGCCATGCCACGGCACGAAGCCGATCGTATCGTCCTTGCACATCTGCTCGGTGACGAGCTTGGCAATGCCGAGCGAGTCCTTGTTCTCGACGACCGTGTAGCCGTGGCCCACGAGGAACTCGTTCTCGGGCTTGACCCACTGCGGGTAGTTGCCGTCGAGTTCCTCGAGATCAATCGGCGAGGGGAGCCACGTCGCCCACGGGACGTGCATGAGCAGGTCCGGCGTGGACACGACGACCTCCCAGCCGGCGTCGCGTTCCTGCCATGCGATGGGCGGGTCCTCGCGCAGGGCGACGCCGTGGTGGTGCATGAGTACGCGCGTCTTCCCGACCATCTCCTCGCGGAGCCTGCCGAGGAACTCCCAGCTGCACCACGAGTTCAGGTGCAGGACGTCGCAGGAGCGGATGAGGTCGTCGAGCATCTTGTGCTCGCGGCCGTCCGGGTCCTTGTAGTCCACCTTCCAGAAGTGGCGTTCCTGCAGCCAGGACGGCTCGGCCGTCATGACGCCCCAGTAGGACCAGTTGGTGTGACGGAGGAAGCCGGTGGCGAGGGTGCTGCCGATCTCGCAGATGTTGCGCGAAGAGACGTTGACGCAGCAGGGCCCCTCGCGGGCCATCTCCGCTCGGAAGGTTGGGTTGCTTGGCGCGCGCGCGGGCAGGATGCGCTCAATGGTGAAGTTGCCCTGCTCGGTCGTGCCGGTGCGCAGCAGTTGTGTCGGCATCGTTGCTCCTTTCCCGTCTGTTGGTTATGTGGCGGGGGCCGCTGAGGAGGGACGGCCCCCGCCACCGGGTCCCGCCGGGGCCTTAGCTCGGCTGCCCCGCGCGGTAGTGCAGATGCAGGTCCGAGCTACCGAAGTTCTCGGGCTTCTCCTCCGCCACGACAACAAGCGTCCTCCCGAACGCATTGCCGCCATTGAAGCCCACCCAGAACTTGCCCCGCGTCGCCGCCTCGGTCTGCGTCAGAACGACCTTCGCGACGCCGGGGAAGTTGGTCGTATCCAGCATCGCCAGGGCGTTGGTCGAGTCGGCTGCGGTGCCGGTCGAGACAGGCAACACCTCCGCCTTCGGACTGCCCGTGGGCGTGTTGTTCCACGGCGTCACGTAGTCAGTCCCCGACACCAGCGGAATGAAGACCGTCCGGTCTTCGTCGTCCTGCGCTCCCTGCTGGATGTACTGCACAGGGAAGTCCATAGTGCGTCAGCTCCTTTCGCTGGGTGTGCGGGTACTCTACGCGTCCGCGCCGGGCAGCCTCACGGTGCCCAGGGCGAAGTCGCCAACCGCCATCGTCGGGTCGATGTTGACCATGCGGAACTGCGCCCTCCGCGACGTGCAGGCCGTGTCACCCCAGATGAAGTACTGGTTGTGTACGCAGTCGTAGTCGAGGATTTCGTGGCGCCAGCCGTCCTCGTGCCACTGGAACGAGCCGTTGCGGTTGTAGATGAACTTGAAGTGGTTGAAGTTGATCCCGTAGGCGTCGTGACCCTTCGCGGCCTTGACGGTCGTCTGACTGGGCACGAACGCCTCTCCGTAGCAGTCGCGGTCGCGCACGATCGGCACGTCCAGCACCCAGAGGGCCGAGAAGCCCCATCGGATGATGTCCGTGTCCTTGTAGGCGGCGCGCTGCTGGGCGTAGTCCTGGGCGGGCACCTGAGCCTTCAGGGCCTGCCATGTGTCCTCGGAGACGACGATGAGGTCGGGCTTCTCATCGCAGGTGCCCTCGGTCTGCTCCACGATGTACTCGAAGTTCTGCATCGAGGGTGCGACCGCTTCGATGGCGCTGTCCACGGTGTCGCCGTACATGCAGTGGGCTTCCCACGTCTCCTGGTTCGAGACGGTCGGGTCCACCCCGCCGTAGGTGTTCGCGTACCACATGCACTGATCCAGCGTCCTCATGCCGCTGACGCTGGTCACTGAGTCCACGGCCTGGCCGGTCCCGATGTCGCCGGTGCCGTCGCTGCCGCGCGTCTGGAACAGGTCGGAGGACATGTCCTTGCGCACCGACTTGATGGCGTTGTTCATGTAGGTCTTGTGGAGATCCACAAGGCCCTGTCCAGAGGTCTGCTTCTTGATGTCCTGGGTCGGGATCTGGACGTGGAGCAGATATTCCCCCGTCTCGTAGTCGGCGGTCGAGGCGATCTCGGGCGACCAGACGGCACCGAGGGCGAGGTTGGTCTTGCGCGTGTAGCGCCGCCCCGACTGCGTGCGAAGCTCGATGGCGGGCTGCCACGAGACGCCGCCGACGGGCTTCATGTGCTTGCGCATCTTCGCCCAGACCGGCTTCGCGATGAAGATATTGTCCACGAGGTCGCGCGGACGCATGGCCCGCGTCAGGGCGTAGAACGTCGCCTTGGCGTTCGCGATGGAAAGCTGCTGTTCAGCCATTCTTCTCTACCTCCAGTAACGGAGGAGAGAGCGGCCTACGGTGCAGGCACGGAATCGAGCAACGTCCCTGCAGCAACTTGCCGACTGGCCCACTCGTACACTTCGTCGAAGCCGCGTGGGATGTCGGCCCCGCTGGCCCCCTCGTGTCCTGTTGGGGGCGTGGCAGGGGTCAGTTGGGACGCAGCGGCCTGCTGCTGGCGGGCGTGGTTCTTGCCTGCCTGCGTGGCCTGTGCGTCAGCCTCAGCGTAGAGCGCGTTGTAGGCGGTGCGGATGGGCTTGGGCTCATTGAGGAGCGACGGGTGCCGCTCCAGGTAGGCGTTGAGCGCCTGCATCCGCTCGGGTGTGGCGACCTGCGGCTTCTCCTCGATCAGGCTGTCAAGTTCGGACTTGAGGTTCTGAGCGAGGGCCTGCCGCTGGCGCTCCTCGAACTGGTGCGCCGTCTCATCGACGCGCTGCTGGAGGGGCTGTACTTCCTGTCGGGCGGCGTCCTCGGCGGCGCGGCGGGCAGCGTATGTGGCGAACTCGACGAAGTTGGGCTCTCTGCCGAGCTGCTCGTTGAGCTGCTGGTAGAACTGCATACCGTTGCCCTGCATCCACGCGAGGGCGCCATCCTGCCCCTGCTGCTGTGGCTGCTGCTGCTGCGATCCCTGCTGCTGCACTCCGGACTGCTGGTCGTGAAGCTGCGCCTCGCGCGCGGCCAGTGCGGCCTCGCGGGCGTCCAGCGCATCCTCACGCCGGGCCGTCTCCTCCGTCTTTTGTGAGTAGTCGTCCTGTCGCATCAGGTAGCGGTCGAAGACCTCGGGGTTCTCGGTCGCCCACTGCACCTTCTGCTCGGTCGTCATGGAGGCGAGGTCCAGCTTGTCCGGGTGCTGCCCCTCCCACGGCTTCGGAGACGTGTCGGAGGCCGGCTCCGGTGTCTGCGGGTCCGCGGTGGTATCAGCGCCGGGTGCGTCCTGCCCTCCTGCGTCAGTTGTGCCCTCTGCGGGCGGCTGTCCGTCGTGACCTGTCGGTGAATCGAACTCCAGCGGGTCCATACCGTCCGGGACATGCAGGCTACCATCGACTGCTATGCCCTCCGGCATGTTGCCCGGCCCGAGGTCGATGTCCGGTGTCTCAACGGGTCCGCCCTCCGGGGCGAAATCTTCTCGTCGCATGATCTACTCCTCTCAGGCTGTTGGTTGCGCCTGCGGCTGCATCTGGCCCGCCTGCTGCGCCAGTGCCAGATACTGCATGACCAGCGCATACACGTCCTGACCGAGTTCCTGCACCGTCTGCATGAACTCGGCAATCAAGCCCTGATCGCTCATCGTCCCCGCCATCAGCGACTGCAGGAACGTGAACATCTCCGGCGGGAGCAGCTCCTGAAGCTGCTGCGCAATCACCTGCATCTGCTGCTGCGCCGCCGCCTGCGTCTGCATCTGCTGCTGCATCTGCATGGCCTGCTGCTCACCCGCGGCCTCGGCCTGCAGGACCTGCTCCTTGCGCTCCTTGATCTTGTCGCGACCCGGGAACTGCACCGCGTCCAGCGTCGCCTCGTCGTCCACCACGGTCATCTGCACCGCCGACGACGGGATCTGCTTGAGCTGTATCGCCATCTCCGCCCGCGCCGAGGCCGACATGGGGATGTCGCCGCCCGGCTGCGTGACTACCACGTAGCGGCGCGGTTCCGTGTTCATCTCGGGCAGTGTCTCCCCACCCTCCTCGATGAAGTTGCCGGTGGGCTCCTCGCGCGAGAAGTCGTCGGCGCCGATCTCCACCAGGCTGCCGCCCGCCTCCTCCACAATCGCCAGCTGCCGGTCGTCCGAGTAGTGCTTCTGCATCAATTCGAGGACGCGCTGGCCCAGCTGACCCTTCGCATGGGCCCAGTTGGCCGCGGGGCCCGTCATCCGCTGCTGCGCCGCCTCGTGCAGCACCTGCAGGGCAATGCCGGTGTTGACGCCGGTGGGGCGCAGACCTCTGGTGACCTCGACGCTGCCGCTGATGTTGTCGAGGTCGGCCTTGGAGTTCTGAATGTGCGCGAAGACATCGGAAGGCAGCGGCGGCGGCCAGTGCGCTGTGACCTCGCTCCCCTCCTCACGGAGGTTCATCGACCCCGGCGTCGTGTCCCAGGCTTCCTTGAGCATCGACGACGTGGTATCCCAGATGGGGTTGACCGCCAGCAGGTGCCAGATGTTGACCTTCGTGTTGCCGGTGTTGATGCGGTTCTGCGGGTCGATCAGCTCCTGCACGAGGCCCACGGGCCAGAAGTTGTCATCGCGCGTCTCGAACTCGTAGAAGTGCAGCGGGTAGCGGTGCGGCAGCACCTCGCTCTTCGGGACGGGGCTCGGGCCATCGTGCAGCGTCTGTTCGCCGGAGTAGATCATCAGCCGCGCGCCGAAGTCGTAGTAGACCTCCCACACGACGATGCACTCGGCCGCCTTCGTCTCGTTGATCTCCTCGTCGCCGAGGAACTCGTCCGTCTCCCCCGCCGTGGTGAGCACCTTCGCCAGGTCCAGCTTCGGCCACATCTTCAGTGCCCGCTCGATGCCGTAGAGGTTGCGGATGGCAACGTAGGAGCACTCCTCCAGCTTCAGCGCCGTGGGGTCCGGGAAGATGTTCTCGGGCCGGACCGAGCTGACGACGACCTCGCCGCGCCCGCCGCCGTAGTGCTTGTTCCACCACGGCTTCAAGACACCGAGGCCGACCTGCAGGGCATTCGAGATGACCATCTTCTCCTCCGCCTCGTAGCTCACGAACTGGCGCCAGGCGCGGAGGTAGGTGGTCACGCGATCGGCGGCCCCGTCGGCCTCCCCGGAGCCGAGTTCGACGACGTACCAGGCGGGGAGGGCGCCGACGATGGTGGAGACGAAGGTACTGCAGGCGGTCTTGGTGTGGTTGGTGACGCTCCAGGTCGATTGCAGGTGGGTGGGTAAGTCGGGGGCCACTTTGTCCCAGTTCTGGCCGGGGCCGGCGTAGAAGTCGCGCAGGTTGGTCCAGGAGACGGAGCTGTCGTGGCCTGCAGCGTGGTGGTGCTCGGCTTCGCGCTGTGCTTCTTTGACGAGGTCATGGAGGCGGGTCCGCTTCTCGTCGTCCGAGAGCGGTCCTTCCTGCTGGTCAGTGGCCGTCAGCCGCCGGTCGATGAGTTCCAACGCTGCCGCCTCCTCTCTGTTTCGGTCCTCCGCTCCCCGGCCTCGAACCGGGCATCCACCGCGGGTAGCGATGTCGGCCGCCTGGGCCCCGAGCGGAGGAACCAGTTACCGGGCGTCCCCGGAAAGTTGTCTGGGAGCGGGGGCGGGACTCGAACCCGCGGATCAGGCGGTATGAGCGCCCTGCCTTAGCCGCTTGGCTACCCCGCGACATTGCTGTGGCTATCGCGACCGTACTCGAAGCACGTCCTGTGGTTCACATTGCCATCCCTCTCGGAGACCTTTCAGGGGCCCCCTGTCTTCACCTCAGCGCCACCGCAGCCTATTGGTGCGAGAGTGGTGATGACCATTCTGCGTGAAGCAGTATCACAGATTGGCTGCGTTGTCAAGCGTTTCGGCAGATTGTTGCCCGAAGCTACCCCTCACCAGTAGCCTCCTGTGCTCTCTTTGTCATCGGCGCCAGCTGCGTGCGCCGCGATCCGCTCGTTCACACGGTCCGCCATCGTCGGCATCGTCTTCGGGCCGTCCTCCGCCGTCGCCTGACCCGGCAGCGGCCCGCGATACCCGAACTCCAGCGCCAGACGCACCGCATAGCTCACCGCGTCCAGCAGATCCTTGTACTCCGACGCCGGGAACGTCATCAGCTGCTCCTCGTACCGCTGCCCCCGCAGCGCCTCGTCGTGCCACACCACCTTCGCCTGATACGGATACTGCAGCGCCTCGATGATGTGCTCGTCCTTGCTCGCCCGCGGATGCGTCTGCTTCTCCAGCGGGAAAAAGACGCCCCGCTCCCGCTGCTGCCGCTTCGCCAGCGAGATGAATGTGGCGCCCACCCCCGCGTAGCTCTCCACGCCGACCTTCGCGGGCTTGTAGCGCCCGTAGAGCTCGAACATATCGTCGAGGCAGTCGGTCACGGAGTTGTAGTGGTCGCGCGTCTCAAGCACCTGAATGTCGCCGTTGTGGGCGTAGCCGATCACGGCTATGGCGGGGCGGGAGTGTTCGGCGCCGTCCTCGCCGGAGGCGGGGTCCACGGACATGTAGCGGGTGAAGTAGCGCAGGTCGGGCCGCTGGCGCCACTGCAGCCACTCCTCCTCGAAGCTCTCGCCCTCGGTGTGGGACGTGTCGAGCATGAACTGCGCCCGGAAGGTGAACGGGTGCTTCCGGTAGCCGTGCTTGACGCGCTCGAACTTCTCGTCGTCCCACTGGTGCTTGTGGGGGCACGTCTCATCGGCCGGGTAGGCGTACTCGCCGGTGTCGTGGACGATGATCTTGCCGCTGTCCTCCACGTCGGCGTAGCCCCGCACGGGCGTGACGTAGAGGTCGAGGTTGTGCGGGTACATGACCGAGATGAAGTGGTGCGTGGCGTCGTAGTTGGCCCAGAGCGTCGCAACCCACGTCAGGAGGTTCGTGGCCTCGATGGTCGGCTGGCTGGCGTCGATGTAGGCCTTGAGGCGATCCTGCTCGTCCCGGGAGGTGTAGTTCTTGTCGTTCACGAGGTCATCGAAGAGCAGGTGCCACGGGTGGCGACCTGCCTGTGCCTGGCGGGTGGTGCGGAACTCGCCCGCAGGCCCGTCGTCGGTGCGCCCCACGGTGGACCAGATGCGGTCGGCTTTCTGCTCGGGATCAACGCAGCACTCCGGGAAGAGGGCCTTGATCTGGGGCCGCTTGAGGCCCTTTTTGATGTCGCGCATTCGGGAGAGGCCCAGCGGCTCGTCGTCGGTGACGAGGACGAAGGCGTACCGCTCGGGGTCGTTCATGAGGTTCCAGACCGGGTGTGCAATGGTGCCGATGGTGGACTTGAAGTAGCCGCGGTACTTGAGGTGCATCTGCGGCTTGTCGAGGGCTTCGAGCTGGCGGCACATCTGGCCGTGGGTGCCTGTTGGGAGGGAGAGTTCGTGGTAGCCGAGCGCGAAGACGCAGGTGAAGTGCAGGGAGCCCTGGCAGAGGCCGCGGAAGACGCCGACCTCGGTGGGGGTGAGCGTCTCGGGGGCTTCAACCAGTCGCCGGAGATCCAGCCCCGGCAGCGAGGTCGCGAGCAGCCCGCTCCAGTGCTGGATCTGGTAGTCGATCGGCGTCAGGGTCGTTGTGGCCGTCGTCACCTGCAGGCCCCCTCAGCAGTTCGTTCCGGGCGCGGATGGCGTTGACGTTGGCTTTGTTGACGGTCTGCAGGATGGATTCGACCTCGCCGCGCTTGACGTCCGAGTCGTCGAGGCGTTCGAGGAGCATTCCGACGGCTTTCTCGGACGCGGCATTGCACTTTTCGACGATGCTGTCGAGGCGTCGTAGTTCTTCGCGCTCGTCGGCATCGAGCCACTCATCCGGCGGTATGCGGCTGCTATCCATCGCTCTCTCCCGCCTCGTCAATCAGGTGGGCACTCCAGACTGAGGCGTCTGCGCCTGCTCTGCCTCGAACTGCCAGCCCTGCCACGACCTCCACGGCGGCGGCTGCCATCGCTTGGTCGTGCCGCCATTCGCCGCAGCGGGTGCGCACGTCCCTGAGCGCCTCGTAGATGGCTTTGTTGACCTTGGCTGCATACGCTTCGTCGGGAATGTAAGGGAGCCTCAGAATGCAGCCGAGCAAGCCCCACGGGCGGGCGCAGACAGTGATGCTTTGGCGGGTCTCGGAGTCGGCCACCTCGGCTGTGATGTGTGTCCTGCGGCACGTGTCGCGGTTGTGGATCGTCACCACGGTGATCTGAATGCCATCGTCGGTCGTCGCTGTATGAGTGCTCTCACGTCGTGCCATCGGTCTCTCCCGCCTCGTCAATGCGGTAATACAGGTCGCAACCTTCAGTCTGGAGGTCGATGTGTAGGATGCGGCGAGGCATGTAGTGGCGCGCTGCGTGCGGGCTACTCACAACCAGCGCGCCATCGGCGAGAATGGTATTCAGCCTTTCCGCAACGTCCGCCTGGAGGTCAGCGAGGCTCGTAGGACCAAGCCTGTCGGTAACCGCTGCGCCGTCGTCCATGACGGTTGTTATAGTCGCAGACGCCTCAGTCATCGGTCTCTCCCGCCTCGTCGTAGTTGGGGGCGCCGAGGTGCCGAGTCCCGACGCCCCCTGCGCGCGTCCCGTCAGGAGGCGAACCATGCCGCGTATTACCCGACGCGGCGGCGGGAATGGGGTCCGATCCGCGAGGTTGCTGCTTCATCGACTGCCGTGGGGGAGTGGAGTAGATGCCGCATCTCCCCGCAGACCGGAAACCTGGTTGTCAAATCAGACCTCGCTCACGAGGACCTCGGCGACGGCGTTGCCCCCGCGGCCGATGTAGGCCGATGCAACAGCGATCACATCGACGTCGCCAACGACCGAGAGCAGCTTCCGTTCAGCAAGCTCGCGGACCCTCAGCACGATGCCGCCAGTGCCCTCAGCCTGCTCCAGTCGGGACACTGACACATCGTCGCGCAGCGCCCGCAGCACTTGGATGCGGGGAATGACGTAGACAAGCCTATCTGCGCGCCTGCCGACCAGAACGGGGTTGGTGGTGCCGTCGTTGGGATCGACATCGAAGTCGCCCAACATGGCACCGTCGTCGACGGCTGTCAGCTTCTCGTCTACCACGTCGGCCTCGGTGATGGCGACCGTCCGGCGGGCTGTCTCGCGCCTGCACTTCGCCAGAGCCTGCGCCAGATCCTGCGCCACACCCTCCGCCACGGGGCGGTCAGGGGGGCAGTCAGGCCACAGCGGCCAGAGGTCCGGGTCGATGCCGCAGGGGGCCACAGGAGCGTCAGTCGAACATCCGTCCGTGTCGGCGCCGAAGTGAGCATGAGCCGCGCCGTGGTCGCCCCTACGGCTCTTGGGGGGCTCCAGAGGAGCGTCAGCGTCCTCATCCACCAGCGCTGGCCGGTCGCGCACCGCCCCCTCGGGGGCCTCTCGGCTCATCCCGTCCGCGCCCATCTCACCACAACTCCTCTCCGCAACCATACCACCCTCAACTGTCTTCACCACTCTACACAATCCCGCCCCACAAGTCAACACCCACACCCATTTTCCCCTTTCCTTTTTTTTCCACAACCCCCAGGGTAAGATAACCCTCTGCGACGACCGCCCCCTCAACCGAAGTCGGGGGTAGGGGGGGGAGGGGTACGAACGTACGTTCACCCAGTCGTTGCCCGGCGCGCGCTTCGGGGGAGGAGAGGGGGGGGAGGAGGAGGCGGGGTACGTAAGGCCGGGTGGGGAGGCTGGAAGGCTGGAAGGCTGGAGCACGGCCTGCGGCGTACGGCAACGACTGGGCTGGGTGTACGGCAACGACTGGACGGCAACGGCTGTACGGCACTTGTCCTATCGCACACCCGCGCACACCCGCGCGCACGAGGGGGGGCAGGTGGGGGCAGCGGCTGGGGGAATGTCCGAGGGCAACGCCACAACAGCCGGAGAGGGGAGCCGACTCGATGAAGCGCAGTGCAGGCGAGGAGCAGGTGCAGGAGCAGGAGCAGGTGTCGGGTATCACCGTCGTGCAGGTGCCGGGTGTTGGGCTCGCGGAGGCCATCATCCATGAGTTGGGGCCGTGTGGTGGCGAGTGCTGGGTGTGCCTTCGCTGCCAGGACTGGGCCGACAGGTGGGGATCGATCCAGCCGGGGGAGCTGCTGGGGCTGCCAGCGGGTGTGGTGGTGCCGGCCGAGCTTGAGCATGAGGTGAGAGGCTGCC